CCATCCATCGCGGATTTGCATAAGGCGCAGCACGGCTTCTGCGTGGCTGTTGGCTTTGATTGTGAAGCCGTATGTTGCACCATTGAATTGGTACTCACACAAGTAATCCTTCATTGCTTGTCGTCCTCTAGGGCTTTGCGTGCCATGTCGGAAATATCCAGAGAGAAGCTGACATACGACACGTAGTCCCCCCTGCCTTCAAACGTGTCGATCGTCTCGGCGATCGTGGTGAGCGCCACACGCAGCCGCTCCGCGCGGAGTTTAAGGTTTCCAAACTCCACCAGCGTTTTGGCGTGCGCGTTGTTGGCTTCTGACACCTCACCCTCAAGGGCTTCGATGGCAGCAACGTCATCCTCGCCCAGCCAGCCACGAGCAAGAGCGTCACGAATTCTGGTCACAAGGTCACTGCTCATTCGCTGCCCTCTGGGAATTTGTACTTGATTGCCTTCTCGCAAAGCGGGCACGTGTCGCCGCCGTAGTTCTCATTCATCAGCCACTTCGTGCTGCATGATGTTTTGAAGCCCCACGATGTTCGGAGTTTCTCCCATTGACAAAAGTCGGCGGCGGGGGTGCAGGAAAGTCCATCTTTTGCAGTGTAAAGGCTAACCACCGCATCAGACTGCCGCTCATCCTCACGGGTAGAGCCACCCGCCGCCTTCACCTCGCCATCGCTGGCGAGGATTTCGTTCAGGGCGTCAATCATATTCTCGCCCTCATCCCAATCGCACTTGCTCAACTCATCCCGCAGCGCCTCAACAACGGCCTTCACACCTATGCGGTGCTCCGCAGCGCGCCGGGGTCTGCCCAAAATCGCGGCGTCATAAACCAGCATCAAGTCTTCGAGTGTCATGGCTTCACCGCTCCGTTGCGCGCGACCATCACCGACTGCAGCCGGCCGCTGTCGCCTGGGCGGAGCGCGACGATCTCGATCAGTCCCTTGTCCTTCAGCGCCTTGTAGCGGGCGGTGACGGACGAGTAAGCGAGGTCGGGGAACAGGCGGCGCACCTCGTCGGAGATGCAGCCGCGCTTGCCGAACGAGGCGATGGCTTCCAGCACCATGCCTTCAAGGATGGATGGCTTGATGCTGGACGCCGCCGCGCGTGATGTTTCCGGATCCGTGCGCCGGCAGAGGGCTTCGATGGGGGTGTCTTCCATCTCACCCTCCCGCCAGCACGTTGAACGAATCCAACTTCTCGTTGACCAGATCCTGCAGCTGGGTTGCAAGGTCCGCATTGTACCGGACGAGCCGGTCAATCTTCGTGGCGTTGGCGTTCTGCCAGGCGATGAGATCCTTCTGCGTGGCGCAGGCCATGACCTCGGCTTCGGCTTCGACCTTCCACTCGGTCGCCGTCTTGTTCTTCGACGATGCCTTTGGGGCAGGCGGGGGTTCGTCGGTCTTGGGTTCCGACCCTGGGTGGCCGCGGCCTGTCTTCGATCCCTTCGCCCACTCGGCGAGCGCCGTGCCGTGCGCCTCGTCCAGTGCGCGGCCGTCGGCGAACAGCTTCTCGAACTGGCGGGGGAGTTTCATCATCAGCTTCTCGCCGACCTGATCGCTCTTCCACTGCGGCACGCCCTTGGCTTGGGGTGGCAGCAGGCAGTTCAGCGTCATCTCGAACAGCATCTCGTCGCCCGCGATCGGCATCCACCCGAGCTCCTGGATGCCGCCACCCTTCACCGGCTTCGTCTTCTCTTTCGCGCGGAAGCAGAAGATGAAGTTGGCGTTGAGTTGCAGCATGCCGCTGATCAGGCGTCGCCGGTTGCCGGCGGGCTTGATCCACGCCGCCATCTTCACGCGCTCCTGCTTGGCCCAATCGTTGCCGGCCATGCGCTCGACTTCCTTGCCGTGGCTGTCGAGGTAGCCGCCTTCGCCTTCGTGTTCGTGGCTCATGCTGTCGACCACGATCACGCCCGCCCCCTGCTTCACGCAGTAGCGCAGGGCCTCGAGGTAGTCGACGCTGCCGAACGGGGCGCCGAAGGGCACGTGCTGGAACTTGAACTGGTCAGCGTAGTGCAGCGAGCGGCGGGACTCCGTGTCGATCACGAAGATGTCGCCGCCGCTGACCTGCTGGATCCCGGTCGCGAGGCGCAGCGCGGAGTAGGTCTTGCCGCCACCGCTTGGCCCCATCACGCCGACGAGCAGGGGGACCTGGTCGCGATGGGCGGGGGTGTTGGTGAAGATGCGGGTCATGGCAGCACCTTCACCAGCTTGTACTCCACATTGGCCTCGTTGATACCCGGCTGGAACGGCTCCCAGAGATTGCCGTCAGGTCCGCACTTGCTGGTCGCTCCGCCGAAGTCCCTGCGCTCCGTATCGCACCACGTTGCCAACTCCCCTGACACCGGGTTGTACTTCCCGATGTCGGGCTGAACGCATTGCGCGTACCGGATGTTCAAGCCTGCCTCGAGGCGCATCCACTTGCAGTCCTTGCAGAACTTCATCATTGGAAACCTCCGATCAGGTAGACGACGCCCCACTTCACGACAGCGAGGGTGACGACGAGCAGGGCTGCGAGAAACAGCACGCTGAAGATTGCAGACAGGGCGAGTTCGACATTCTTCACGCTGCTTCCTCCACCTTGATCGTCGAATCCGTCATCTCCCGGTTCAGCCAGGCAGACTCGTCCCACGAGGGACGCTCGGTCAGGGTGCGGCTGGATTGGTAAGCGGGCCATTGGTTCTTCCTCAGTGCGCGGTCCCACAGGTTCACCGCTGCGTGCATCTTCTTGCGGGCAATCGACAGCGTGCCCTCGCTGACCTGCAGCATCGAGTAGGCGAACGGTGGCTCACTCTCGACGAACAGGTAGATGATCTCGCGCTTGCCCATGCCGTCCTCGTCCAGGCTGTCGGCCGCGCGCTCGAGGAATGCCGCTTGCAGGTCGTAACCCTGGCTGAAGAACTGGCGGTTCGCGTCGCGTGCGTTGGTGCCGGTGACCTTCAGGTCCACGATCAGCCGGCGGTCGGGCGTCATCGCATCGGGGCGGGACCGGCACCACGTCGGACCGTGCTTGAAGATGATCGTGTGTTCGAAGTCGAAGGCCTGCTTCGTCAGGTCGACGAGGGCGCCTGTCACGACATCGGCAATCGCCGTCGCGCGCAGATGTTCCTCGCGCAGCAGGGGGACGCCGCCGTCCATCAGCGTGCGATCGCGCAGGCTCTTGGCGTCCTTCGTCGTGTAGCCATCGGCGTCGATCACCGCGATGTGCGGGCCACCGAAGACCATTGCGTGCACCGCGGATCCGAAGTTGGCCTGCCGCGAGAAGTCCTGCTCGAGCGCGATGGCCGGGTTGAAGCGGGCATGCTGCAGGCGGGCGTGCGCCAGCGACCGGTCGAGGATCGTGTTGGCCACCGACGATGACAGCGTTGGCGTCTCGCACAGGCGGTCGAACACGTAGTCGTCGATGCTGATCGACGGGTAGATTCCAGGAGTGAGGTTCATTCCAAGGTTCCTTTGAAGGGGATCGAATACGTCATTGGGCATTGGGGGCGCTGCTTCGTGGACGCCTTGGCGAACCCGAGGGTGTAGCCGTAGACGATCAGCAGGCAGCAGCTGGCGAGGACCACCGCGATGGCGCTCGCCCACTCGAGGGGCCTCACCATTGGGCTGTCTCCTGCACCTGGGGGGATCCGATGTTCAGCGCGCGCAGGACTTCATCGCGGTCGAAAAGCAGCTGGTTGCCGCGTTCGATGGGCGGCGGGAACTTGCCCTCGGCAATGCGGCGCCTGAGTTTCGCCGGCCCGAAGCCTGCGAGTGCGCAGACCTCCTGCGTGTACAGGCGCACCGACAGGCGGTCGATGTTCTGCACGGCCTGCGTCTGCAGCGTCTGGAACGTCTGGTCGTTCAGCCGCTCGCCTTCCTGCATCAGGTAGTGGAACTTGAGCGCATAGTCTTCGTCGTTCAGGGCCATCGCCTGGGACTTCTTCACGCCGTGGATCACGGTCGTGTGGTCCATGCCCCAGATGCGGGCGATCTGCGGGAAGGACCACGCCTTGAGTTCACGCAGCGCATGCATGACAGCCTGGCGTGGCACCACGTTATGGTGGAAGCGGTTGCGCCCCATCAGGTCGCGGTACTCGGTGCCCCACAGGTTGGCGGCAACGAGGCAGAGGTTCTCGCTGAAGGTCATCAGGCCCTCCCCGAGTAGACGAGTTCGGATTCGAAGTGCTGGCACTGCGTCTTGCACATGCGCACTTCCTGCGTCAGCAGTTCAGCGTAGGCGGTGAACGCCGGCACGCTCGAGCGGTCGACCTGCATGCCCGTCTCGATGATCAGGCCCTTGGCGGCGACGAGCGCGGCCTTGCTGACCAGCTGCAGGATGGCGTCGTTCTCGCGCCCGTACTTGATCGCCGTTTCCTTGATCGCCTTCTGCACGGCGCCGACAGTGGCGGCGAACAGGGCAACGTCTTCGGGTGACCAATCGGTCTGGATGTCGGTGCTGAGGATCATGGGCGCACCGCCGGGTGGCCATAGCGGCGCATCGCTTCGTCCATCAGCTTGCCCTGGAGGTTGAACCCAAGGCTGAACACGACCGCGACCGTCGACACAGCCACGTCGGGCTGCACCTTCTGGTCTTCGATCAGTTCCCTGATGACGGTGACGGCAGTAGTTTCAGAGCGATTGCGCAGGTTGCGCAGGCGCTCGAGTGCGTGCTTGTACGCGAAAGATTGAGGGTCCACGGGACCTCCTTGCTGCTTCGGGTGTGGGAATTAAAATCCCACTTAACCCTAATTGCAAGGGGGTAGCGTGAAAAAATTTCACACTGCTATTTCGAGGCGATCAGACTCGCGTCCTTCACCACCATGACCACTGGCGCACACCACTCGATCATCACGTTCTCGATCGGGGGTGCGTTGTAGGAATGCAGGGTGTAGGTCCCAATCTTGGCGCCGCGCTGGATCCGCTTGAGGAACGCGCGCCCGTCAGTCAGCTGCACCGCACAGTCCCGGTTTAGGAACTCGTTCTCCGAGAACCCGGCCGAGCGGCTGCAGACCACGACCTCGCCCGGCTTGTACACCGGCAGGCCGCTCTCGCCGCGCACCTGGACCGCGAACAGGTCCATGTCGTCCGCGCGGATCGAGACCACCTCTTTTGAATTGGCGTCCGGATAGAATTGCTCCCCGGCACCCACGTAACCGAATGAAGGAATGCTCATTTGCTGGATCGTCGCCCCATGTTCCAACCATATGACACTCACACTCAACGCTTGGGCGATGCGAGGTAGTACATCGCCACGTGGTTTATCAATTACTCCTTGGGCGTACTTCCTTACGTTCTGTTCGTCTATACCCGTTCGGCGAGCGAGTTCGCGTTGGGTCCACCCCAATTGCTTGAGGCGCTTCATCATGCGTTCGGACCAATGTGTCATGTGGCGACTCCCGACCTGTCGGTAACCGAACGGTTTTTGCACAAGCGAGCGCACAGATGGTGTGAGTAATAATCTTGCGAACGGGATTTTATTTCCCTACCCTGATTCGCATGAAGATCGTGTTCACACCCAGGCAAATCGTGCAGCGGATCGGGAAGACCGCTTTGTGCAAACAATTGAAGGTGTCCGGAGAGGCACCGCGCAAGTGGTACGCGCAGGGAATTCCTACGCGCCACTGGCCCGCACTCGTGCGCGCGCACAGCGACTGGCTGACCTACGAGATTCTGGAAAAGGCCACTGAGATTGCGCGGCTTCCAATCAAGAAACGGTAGCTGCATGGCGGTGCCTTTCACCTAGCCTGTCCACAGATATAATACGGAGTGTCCACAAATGCCAATGATCCTTATCAAGTTGAAGTGCGAAATTAATGTGTCGACGGATCTCGACGACCAAATTGCCAGCATGGCCAAGGTAAAATCACTCATCGACGCTGCTAAATCACAGTCGGTGACTGCAGAAACGCTCAGTGTACTGACGACAGCAACAAACCATACGGTAGAAGCAAAATTGCTGAGTCGCTCCGCCAAAAAGGCGGACCCCGCATGAGAAAGATGGGCGACGGGCAGATCGACCCGAAGAAACTCTGTGCACTGATGGGTGCAGCCCTCGAGGCGCAGTCGGCCGCGGCTGAAATCACCACCGTCGTGGCCGAGGACATCAAGGAAGCCAAGCTGGCGCACGGCCTTCACACACGGGCGTTCGCCATGTGCAAGGCCATTGCACGCCTCGACCAGGTGAAGCGCATCGCGCTGCTGCAGGCCTTCGATTCCTATCGCGACATCCTGCGGCTCGACGATGCACCGCAGGAGGAACTGCTACCTGAACCACCAACGCAGATGCGAGGCGACAATGGGTAAATCACAGCGAGACAAGGGCAACCGCCGCGAGCGGGAGTTCGTGAACTACTGGCGATCGGAAGGCTTCAAGTCCGCGCGCGTGCCGCTCTCGGGGGCCGCTGGTGGTGACTACACCGGCGACGTGGATCTCTATGCCTACGGGCCTGATGACGGGCCGCTTGTCGGCGAAGTCAAAGCGCGGGCCAACGGGTCGGGCTTCAAGACCATCACTGCGTGGTTAAACACCAACGATTTTTTAGTACTGCACGAAGACCAGAAGCCAAGGCTCTACGTGTTCCCGGAGAAGGTCCTGCGCGACCTGCTGCGGCGCGTGCGGTGACACGCAACGAGCGCATCATGCGCATGTGGAAGCAGGAGGGCATGTCCTATGCCGAAATTGCGCATGAACTCGGGCTGTCGCGCAGCACAGTTGCCGGCGTCGTGTGGAGGTCAGGCTATCGACTTGACATCGTCGATCGTCTGGCCCGGCAAGCGAAGGGAAGAACAGCGGGGCACAAAAGTGGAGACAGAAATGGCTAGCATCATGACCTCAATCACTGGCGGCGTCACTAAGGCTTCATCTGAACCGATCCTGCTCAAGGCCGATATCCAGTTCACCAAGTCTGTCGTGCATCACTGCATCCAGAACTCGGCGCGTGATTTAAACGCCGCCCTGGGCATCACCGACGAGGCGCTGCTCGACCAGTTCCTCGCCACCGATGCGGGCAAGAAGTGGACGCAGGGCTTCCGCGAATACGCCGTCTACGTCCTTTCCAAGACCGTATGACATGTCAAAGCCGCATGCGCGTCACGACAGGGCGGTAGTCGCCCGCGCCACGCGCATTGCGGCCGAGACGTACAAGGTCTTCAGGCCGCAGATCCTGCAGCCTACGCGTGGCGGGCTTGCCATCTCGACGGCCCGCCAAGTTGCTCAGTACCTGGCGCACTGCTCGGGGCAGGTCCCTCTCAACCGCCTCGCCAAGCTGTTCCACCGGGACATCACCACCATCATGCACAACGTGGCGCTGATCGAGGATTGGCGAGACGCTCCTGAATTCGACGAACTCATGCAAACCCTGGAGGCTAAATTCAATGGCGCGGATTAGGACGATCAAGCCTGAGTTCTTTCGCCACGAGGAGCTCTACCAGGCCGAAGTCGAGAGTGGCCTGCCGCTGCGCGTGGCCTTCGCCGGCCTGTGGACCGCGTGCGATCGCGAGGGGCGTTTCAAGTGGGCGCCCAAGTCGCTGAAACTGGACTGCCTGCCATACGACGATGTCGACTTTTCACGCGTGCTCGACGCGTTGGCCACGCGTGGTTTCATCGTCAAGTACGCGTCAGAAAACAACTTCTACGGGTGCGTTCCGGGATTTGCGCGCCATCAGGTCATCAACAACCGCGAAGCACCGTCAAAACTGCCTAAGCCTTTGGAAAGCAACATCTTATTGACGCGTGACCCACGCGTGATCGACGCGTGCCCCACGCCTCTTGTGCATGCACAAGCGGAAGGGAAGGGAAGGGAAAGGAAGGGAAAGGAAGATTCAGAGGCTACGCCTCTGCGCACTTCGCGCGCCGACAGCCCCCTCGATCTCAAAAAAGAATTGTTCGACAGGGGAACCGCGTTCCTCAAGTCCAATGGCTCCAGCGACCGTGCCGCCCGCTCCGTCCTGGCCATGTGGCGCAAGTCTCACGGCGATGTCGCCGTCATCAACGCCCTCGCGGCAGCCGAGGGCGTCGCAGCCTCAGACCCCGTTGCCTACATCACCAACATTTTGAAGGATCAGCCCCGTGGAAAGACAGATTCAACCTTGGCGTCCGTCTCAAGTCTCATGCAACTCGCTTCGGACGGCCCTGACGACGAGTTGTTCTGATCAGGACCTGTTGCGCCAGATCGCGCGCTTGGTGCTTCAGTTCGGCGACAGCAAGGTCCGGACCGACGAGCAACGCCGCATGATGCTGGCCGAGTGGACTGAGGCGTTTGCGGCTCACAGCCCAACCCACCTGCACACGGCTGTGTCGCAAGCCATTCAGACCTGCAAGTTCTGGCCATCGATTGCCGAGATCATGGAGCCCTTGCGCGGCATTCGACGCGAGGCCGTTTCTACACTCGATGTCATCGCCGGCACCGGGCGGTGGAAAGAAAATTACCAGTTCGAGCGTGAAGGCCGAAGCAAAGCCGAAGAAGTCATCCACCGGGCGGCGCAATGCCTGAAATGGAAGGGCGACATCCGGGCGGAATTCTCGAAAGGTCTGCCGGCCGAAGTCGAAACAGCCAATGTGCGCCCCGCGTCGACGGACACGGTTGTCTCCGCCACCACGCTGAACTCATGCGCTGCACGACGTGCGCGGCGGTTACCAACCTGTGGTGCAGATTGCAGTCGGCATTCGTGCGAATTGCGGTCGCCTTAAATTCGCCCAACGAGACGGGTATTTGAGTTTGGGCTATCTCGGGATTTAAAATCACACTTCGCCCGTCAGCGGGCAAATTTGAGGCCGTTACCAAACGGTAGCAACGTGGAGCGAGACGGGTATGAAAAACTTCTTCAAGGAATTGTTTTGGTTCATCGTCGCGATCGTTCTTTTGTCGATCATTTTTTCGTCGCCGCGTTTCGCCGAAGGAAGCGAAAATCCGAACGCGAAAATTTTGACCCCCAGCGAGACGGGTATTTGGGTGAGAGTCGTCGACGGCGACACGTTCACCCTGGCTGGCGAGTCCATCCGGATCGCTGACATTGATGCGCCGGAACTATTCAGCCCCAAATGCGACGCTGAAAAGCGGCTGGCCAAGCTGGCTAAGGCGCGCCTTGCGCAGCTGCTAGGCAATGGCACCGGCATCGCGCTAGAGCGCCAAGCCGAGCCGGATAGGTACGGCCGCACACTGGCAACGGTGCTAGTGAACGGATCCCCCATAGGCGCGACGCTTGTGGGTGAAGGCCTAGCCGCGCCCTGGGGCGGCAAGCGCCACGGCTGGTGCTACTCCTGTCCCTAGACGCAGAAAAGGGGCGCAACGCGCGCCCCTAGTCCGCCCTAGAAGAAAATTAGCACCAAGGTTTAACGCTTGGAACCTTGCGCGCGGATTTATACGCTTCGTCAAACGCCGCGCGCGCGAGCCTGCTATTCTCTAGCGTTTCGAATCCGCACATGCGCGCAAGATATTGCCGCTCGAACATTGCGCGCGCTTCGTCGCCTTCGTTCCTGGCGATTGCGCACTTGCGGCCGCAATCTTGGTACGCTTCAATTGGATTAAGCATGGTCTATTCCTTTCCTGGGTTATGCGGCCGCGATCGCGGCCGCTTTCTTCTTCGACGTTCCATGCGCCGGGAAGCCGACAATCACTTTCCGATCAGCGCGCGCGCACAATTGGCACTCTGCGCAGTTCGTTTTGAGATACGTGGCCGGGCAAACTGCCACGGTGCGCCCCATAGGCGTCTCAAGCGTGCGCGTGGTGTTCCCGTCGACGCTATCGGGCAATACGCAAACCACCGGCGCGCAATCGTAATCCGCGAGTGCATCCGCGTGGCCAAGGTTGTTGGCGGAAAGGTTCACGACGAAACCGGCTTTGTTCGCGGCCTGGATCGCGCGCCTGTTGTGAAGGCTTGGCGGATAGTGGGTGTAAGTGAACCCACGCTTTCCGGCGTTAGCGCGCGCCAATTGCGCGACCTTATCCGCGTCAAGTTTCACGCGATCACCGGGCAGGTCACCGGCTTGGTTATGCCGCCACAGAATGCCGGCCGGCAAATCGCGAATCATGCCGAGGAATTCGCGCCATTGCACGCCAACCTTCTTTTCTGTGACCTTGCGCCAAAAGAGTGCAAGGGGGCCGCTTTCCGCATAGCAGCCGTTCAGCGAAAAGGGGCATGCTGTGGGACATGTCTTTTCCGTCGTCGTCGAAACCGGGATAGGCCCCGTTTTCACGTTGCGTGATTTTAAGGTGAGATGCACGCGCAATTCCGGCGTGCTAGCGTTCCTTGCCATTGTTTGAAACCTTCCGAGGGTTGAATTGTGGCTAAGGCCGGATCCGGGTTGCCGCCCTGATCCGGCCGCTTTGTTTCAATATTCGCCTAAGCCCTCGGCCACATAGGCCGCAACGCAACGGCGTTCATGCTCGATTTCAAGTTGCTGAACGCGCGGAATCTGGATCGAAACTTTTGTTGCGCCAAGTTTCAACGCGCGTTCCTTTTCGCGTTGCGCGTCATCGAGCGAGTAAACCAACACGGACACAAAAGAGTGCCCCAACTTGTACCAAACCGAATAAACCATTTTCCGAACCTTTCCAGGGTTGACGCCGCATCAAGTGCAGCATGAGGGGCACCGGATCCCGATGCCCCCTTGCTGCACTCGTTACTGTGGCAGGGGGCCGGTGAGGGAAAGCAGCTGATACGCTGGCGTCCATTTGGCCGTTTTGCTCCAACCCTTTTTGGGGTTCCACGCCACGCAACGGCGTTCCTGGGTCCCTCGCACGTCGCGTGATTCGCGGCATGCCACGAAGCGGAAGGTCTTGCCGTTGGACGTGACCCGGTGCGTCGCATGTTTCGGCGTGATTACCGGCGCCTTAGTCGTCTCACGGGGCGCGTCACTCGGGAATGTAGGGGCGGCATTGTAATCGACCGCAATGGGCGCCTCTTGCGCCATCACAGCCGCGAAACCGGCGCCAAAACCGGCGAGAACGACGGCGGAGACTGAGAGGATGAGTACCTTACGCATTGAGTTATTCCTTTCCAGGGTTGCGAAAACGCGCCAATTGCGTTTTCATGAGTGTGAGTTAAATTCCCAAATGTGGCCAAATTAAGGCCGAGTTTGACAAATTGGGAAAATTATTTTGGCCGGGAAACTGCGGAAACAGGGGCAAGGCAAGCGGCCGCAATCCAAAATTCGCGGCGTGCGCCTCGCGTGTGAGCGCGGATCGTATGTCAGGGATTGCGACGTGAAGGCCAGGCTGTCCAAATCCGAGCGGGAGCGATTCCACGCGTGGAGAAAGCGCACCGGCTTGAATACGTCTCAAGCGATTCGCGCGCTGATCCTGCAAGCCGTTCACTTTGGCTTCATCGGGCAAGGCAAGGCTGCACAACATGATTCGCCTGCACAGAAGTAATCCGTACACGGACAATCGCCCCTCGGATCTTGCCACAATCCCGCCACAATTCGAGGGGGGCTTGACAGCCCGAAGGGACAGGCAGAAACGAGGCACATCCCCCTCGCGCGCCCGGATCATAGAGCGCCACGGGAAAAGCCCCCACATATGAACGCACGCACCGGCCGACAGCTGAGCCGCCAGCGCCCCAACGCACGCGGCAACGGATGAAGGGAAAGACGGGGGAACACGTTACCGTATTTGTTTGCGTATCGCCGAGGCAAGCGCGCGCGGCCAGGCCGAGGCAAAGGGGCACCGGGATCAGGGGGGATACACACAGCTTGGCGGTCTGTCAGACCACGCCGCCGGTCTGTCACGGTTCGCTAACCGATTGATGCGACTACGTTTCCAGACCGCCGCGAACTGATCACTGATCACTCACAGGACACGACGGGGCGGGGGGCACTTGGGCGGACCCGGGGTATGGCGTGCGTAATTAGGGGTCCCACTCTCAAACTTTTTGAAACAAAAGGGCGGTTCGTGGGTTTATCGCTTTTTCGGTCGATCGGTGGCGGATCTGTGCGGTTGTTTGTGGATTTTGGTGAGAGGAGTGGGAAATTAATTGCGGGGTGGGATTTAGTTGCTATGTGATTGGGGCGCGTTTGAGAGAGTGCGCTTCGGTGAGTGGGTCGGTTGCGCTTGGTCTTCCAGGGTTGGCGCGCCGGCCCATTTTTTTTGGAGTTTGAGATGTCGGTTATGGATGCGGTAGTTCGCGGGAACATGGAGTGTCCTGGCTGTGCGTTTTTTGGGCTGTCGCATTGGCCTGGCTGCGGGAACCAGAATGTCTTTGCGCCGCGGATGCGGGTGACGACGCGGCGTTCGTACCCGCAGCTTTCGGCTCCGGGGGAGTTTCCGCGCGTATTTGGCGAGCGTCTCGAGGTGCGGATTGAGGCGGTGGAGGATGAGCCATTCCCGCCCTGCGGAGGTGCCGGTGGCTAAGAAGCTGCGCAGTCCGGAGCATGATGACCGTGAGTTGGCGACGGATGAGAAGGCGCGGTTGCTGGAGATTATGGCGACGGTGCCGGAGGGGGATGTGAGGCGGACGGCGGCGGCTGAGGGTTTCCCGATGCGGGTGGTGGACAAGTTCATCCGCCGGATGCGGACGCGGCATGTGGGGACGGCTGAGGCGGTGAAGGCGTTTGGGCATGGGGAGATGCTGCATGCGCTCGGCGAGAAGATGACGCTGGCGCTCCAGGCGATGACGCCTGAGAAGATGGCGGATAGTCCGGCGCGTGACCTGGCGGTGGTGTTCGGGATTTTGGCTGAGAAGCGGGAGTTGTTGCAGGGCAAGCCGACGCAGATTTTCTCGTTTGAGGAGCGTCGCTCGATGAAGGAGTTGCTGCCGGCGGCGATCCGGGAGGCAGCGCGGCGTGGGTTTGTGATTGACGGGACGTATACGGAGGACTCGTCGGTTGAGCCGCGGGTGATTTCGGAGACGGTGAAGGAACAGGTTTTCAACAAGACGGCGCCGTTCATGGACAAGTTGCCGACGGAGCGGAAGGGATGAGGCTGACCATCGAATACACCAAGGCGGGGATTGAGTCCTTCTTCAGGCTGTGTGCGCTTCATTCGCAAATCGGCGTGTCATTGAAGGACGTGGTTGAGGGCGCGGCTATTCCTGAAGGCTGGGAACTGGATCCGACGACGTACTACTATCTGCCGAAAAACATTGAGTTTCTGGACCTCCGCCGATGACGTTTACGGTCAAGGTTGTCGAGGGCGGCTGGTGGGTTGAGGTCTGGCACAAGCGCAACGAGCGGGTTGAGCATGTGTTCACGGACCGGATGCTGCTGATGGAGTTCCTTGATCAGCTGGTAGGTGGCTGATGCCGCGGATTGGCGACACGTTTCTCGATCTGACGAAACTGGATCCGGGCCAGTTGAACAATTTGCCGGGGGATGCGTTCCGGTACTCGCTTGAGCAGCTGCTGCGGCTGGACGCGCAGGACCGTCGCGAGATGCAATTGCTGCGGTACGAGCCGCCGAACCCGCGGACGAAGTCGATTTTCAAGTCACGGGCGCGGTTGGTGGGGATTGGCGGCGGCAACGGATCGGGCAAGACGACGACGGCGATCGTGAAGGCCTTGGCTTTGGCGACGGGTGTCATTCCGGACAGTGTGCGGGACGATTTGCGGCCTCAGTTTCGCGGCCCGATCAATGTGCGCATCATTGTGCAGTCGCTGACGACGGTTCTCGAGCAGATTATTTTGCCGAAAATGATGTGGTGGAAGTGGACGGGCGTTGATTTGCCGGGCGGGGAGCGTGGCCACTGGGGCTGGATCCCGAAAATGTGCCTGGTGGATGCGTCATGGGACCGATCCTGGTCGAAAAAGCACCTGACTTTGCACGTTTTGTGCCGAAATCCGGACAATCTGGACGAAGTGATGGGTCAATCGATGATCCACTTCATGTCTCATGAGCAAAATGCGGCGGATGCGGCGTCTGGCGACTTCCATATCATCGTGATGGACGAACCGCCGAAGCTGGCGATGTTTCGCGAGTCCCAGGCGCGCACGATGCGTGTGAATGGGCAGGTTTTGCTCGCGATGACGTGGCCGGATGACCCGACGATCCCTGTAGACTGGATTTTCGACGAGATTTACGAGCCGGGACAGCCGGGGCCGAACAAAAACCCGGACATTGACTGGTTCGAACTGTGGACCGAGGAAAACACGACGCTGGACCAGCGTTCGGTGTTGGAGCAGGCGAAGAAATGGTCCGAAGACACGAAGAATGTGCGTCTTTACGGCCGGCCGATCCGCTTTTCGAACCGTGTGCATCCGGGGTTCACGGATATTCCGATGACCTGGTCGCATGCGGCGGGCAAGAACGTGTTTCCGATCGATGGCAAGTGTCCGGAGACGGGGTCTGCCGACCTTGTGGAGTATTGCCACGTCGAGGAGTTCGAAATCCGCCCCCGGTGGCCGACGGTGTTCGTGATCGACCCGCATCCACGCAAGCCGCACATGTTTTTGTGGGCGCAGATTGATCCGTCTGACGACATCTATGTGTGCGCGGAGGGAGCGATTGATGCGGACCCGGTCGGCACGCGGATGAACGTGGAGGAGCAGGAGCGGTACTACGGTCTGTCCGTGATCGCGCGCCGCCTGATTGACCCGAACATGGGAAACTCGCCCTCCTCGAGTGACCGTGAGAAAACGTGGCAGTCGGAGTTCTACGCGGCGGGGCTGGCCTGCGATCTTGCTGATGACACGGATGTCGGGCGCAAACTGATCAACGAATACCTGAAGGTAGACCGTCGCACGAACCGGCCGCGTTTGTTCATCCATCCGCGCTGCCAGCAGACGGTGCAGCAGATGAAGCGGTACGTGTGGGACAATTTCCGGCGCGCTGACGAGCGGGATCTGAAGCAGACGCCGCGCGACAAGTACGACGATTATCCAACGATGCTGAAGTACCTGCTAAACTCGCAGCCGGCGTTCAAGGCTTTGACCGGTGCCAACGATGTTGGCCGCATGATGAATTCGCCCTTCCGGGCGGCGGCAAAACCGAAGCGTCGAGGTGATGTGATTTACAGGGATGACCGGCCTTGAGCATGATTGACGAGCCGATGCAGGATCCGATGGCGGCGGAAGGCCCGCTTCCGGAGAACCCGATCGAGGCTGCGATGCCGGACGTTCCGCGTCCCCGCAGGCGCCTGCGTTCCGTGACGATCGACCGTCGCAAGGTGGCCGAGCGCGTGGTGAAGTTCTACCAGGACGGCCTTGAGGCGCGGGCCGAAGACCGGCAGCGACGCATCCAGCGATACGCGAAGTTCCGCATGTGGACCGAGGAGAAGAACTGGCCGTGGGTTGGTTCGTCGAACATGGGCCTGCCGGACATGCTGGAGAAATCGCTGCGCGTGCAGGACACGCTGCACAATGCGGTGATGGCCTCGCGTCCCGGCGTGTTCAATGCGAAGGCGGCGAGCGATGCGAACAAGGGCAAGGAAGACGTTGTCACCAAGCTGCTTGATTACCAGGTGTTCGTCGAGGCCAACGGCGAGAAGCAGATTGGCACGCTGATCGACTCCTACGTGAACGACGGCTGCTTTGCGGCACTGACGACGTGGGTGAAAGAGCGGCGCGACGTGTGCGAGCGCATGGAGTACCCGCTGCCGCCCGAGAACGAGGACTTTTTCCAGTACCTGAGTGGCATCGTGCAGAACGAGTTTCCGCAGGCGCTCGACATCTACCCGGATGACGAGGAAGGCTGGGAGTGGTGCGTCGACCTGGATAACGACGAGAAGGTGCGGGTGTCGTTCTACACGGAAGAAGACGACACGGACGCCGGCGAGTCCCGCGTCCTGGCGGTGACGAAGAAAGCCGTGGTCACGCACGATGGTCCGGTGATCATCCCGTTTGACTACGATGACGTGATCACGCCGCCCGGTGTGTCGAACCTGCAGATTCCGGGGCCTGCCAATCCCGGTGGTTCCCCGCACGTGATCCTGCGGTCCTATCCGACGCTCGACGAGATCCGCCATCTGGCGGCGACGGGGTACTATGACCTTGTCACCAAGGAAGAACTGGACGCGCTGAAGCCTGAGATGCTCAAGCCGTCGAACGACCACATCAAGAAAGAGGCCCTCGACAAGCTGCAGGGGCAGAGCCAGTGGAAGATGCCGAGCGACAACGCGCACGGCACGCTGACGCGGCTGCTTGTGTTTGACCGCTATGACCTCGACGGCGACGGGTTGGCCGAGGACGTGGTGTTCTGGGTGCTGGAAGAGCCGCGCATTGTGCTGCGCGCCCGCCACCTGACGGAAGTGTTCCCGGCCAAGGTGCCACGGCGCCCGCTGGCGGAGGCGACCTTCATCCCGGCCGGCGACCGGCGCGAGGGCGTGAGCCTGCTCGAGATGCAGGAAGGCGTCCACGACGTGCAGAAGATGCTGTTCGACATCACGGTCGACAGTGGCACGCTCGGCGCCATGCCGATTTTCTTCTACCGGATGAGCGGGGCTGTGAAGCCCGAGAACCTGCAGCTGTTCCCTGGCATGGGTGTGCCGGTCGGTGACCCCGGCCGCGACGTGATGTTCCCCAACATCGCGAACACGAACGGCCTGTCGATGATGCTGAACCTGATCACGATGGCCGGAAACTGGGGCGACCGCGCGACGGTAATCGGCGACTTCCAGCTGGGCCGCGTACCGTCCGGTAGTTCGTCGGCGCTGCGCACGTCGGGTGCGATGTCGATGCTGCAAGCCCAGGGCGACGCGCGTCCGGAGCGAATTCTGCGCCGCCTGTTCAATGGCATCGGGCAGATCTACGCGAACATCCACGACCTGAACTGCGCGTTCCTTCCCCGCAACAAGCAGTTCCGCATCTCGGGCGTGAAGCGTCCGGACGAGGATCCCTACCTGACGGTAGAGGGTCGCGAGAAGATCGACGGAATCTACGAGTTCGAGTTCGAGGCCAATGCGTTCAACACGTCGAAGGCGATGTTGCAGCAGTCGCTGATGCAGTACGCGCAGATGATCCTGTCGCCGATTGGCATTCAGTCGGGCCTTGTGAAGCCGGACGGCATGTACACGCTGATGCGCGATCTCGGCAAGGCGCTGGGCCTGTCGCCGGACAAGTACGTGACGGCGCCGAATCCCGAGGCCAGCCTGCCGCTGATTACCGCGGAGGATGCGATCACGCAGATGCTGGAAAGCATCATGCCTTACGGGCGTCCGCAGGAAGGCACGCAGGGCCACATCGAGAAGCTGGCGCAGTTCTACCAGGATGATGCGTTCGGTCAGTTGAACGAGAAACAGGTGCAGATGTTCGGCGAATATATCCGCCAGCTGGGTGAGCGTCTCCAACAGGAGCAAATGCAGGCTATGATGGCGCAGGCTGCGGCTCAGTTTCAGCAGCAGATGGGCGGAGGCGGACCGGGTGGTGCGCCGACGCAGAATGCCCCGCAGGTTCCGGGCGGTCCGCCGCCGGTGAACGGCGGCGAGTTGATGGACGAGACTTTGCCGACGGCCGGCGGTGGCGGTGGGCAGGACATGCAGATGGCAGCGGAGTAGGGCGATGTCTGGAAGACAACGAAGAGGGCTTGGGTTCTCGAACGACGAATCAACGCCGTACATTCCCGGCGTAACGTATGGCACCAAGTACCCACGTGGCGAGGGTCGGCCAGACGACGATGAACAGATGCCGGATGATGAACTGGAGCGTCGCCAAAGCGAGTGGGACCAGCGCAACCCTGATGGCATGAAGCCACCAAGGCTGACGAGTGAACAGGAGGCAGTGCTTCGGGATCCCCGTCGCGTTGCAGATCTGGAGAAGCAGGTCGAGTACATCGCCGCGTCGGGGCAGTCAGACGATTTCGAAGGCGACATCGGCCCGTGGTACGGGACACCGATTTACGACCGTCTTTACGAGGCGTGGCACCGCGGAATGAAGAAGCGCAAGTACAAATCCGGAGGACGTTTCTAATGGCCAAAGGCCTCGGCTTCTCAAAGAAGAAGGCATTCGTGAGCAACGCCGCTTACCCATCGGTAGGCTTCGGCACGAAGGCGGCAGGCAAGACGCCACCGGTTGGCGAGAAGCCAAACGCTGACCGCGACGCCTATCGCGACAACTACCGAAAAGAACAGCAGCGCCGCAAGCGCAAGATTATTGCGTAACGAAGGAGACGTGTGATGAGGCCAACTGGCTTGAAACTGGCGAAGCGCCCGGACGTGAAGATGGCCGGCGACCCGAAGTATTTTGCGGCCGACACGGAAGACGGCGACCTTGAAGAGGCCGGCCTGGAATACGGCGGCGAAGAAGGCGGCGCCGAGGAGATGGAAGACCCTGACATTGCAGGCTTTCAGCAGGCGGTCGAGGAAGACCGCGGCCAGCGTGGCGAGATGTCCGAGGAAGAGTTCGATGCCTGGGACATGGAGTGGCGCAAGCGCGGCAAGCAGGCCGGGCTGGACGAGCAGGAAGTCGACGCCTTCATGGACTCGATCTGGGAAGGCGAGGGCAGTGAGCCGAAGGGCTACTACGACTGATGCGCATCACCCGGACAGAGGCCGAGACACTGCTGGCAGAACGGCGCAAGACTGACGCGCCGTATGCCAATCCACAGGCCGCAATCTCCGCGCGGTTCCTTGAGCAGGCTGTGGTGGCAACACAACACCTGACCGGGAGCCACGAGTGGAACGTGTTTCTGCAGCGCATTCAGGCGATGATCGAGCAGGACAAAACCCTGCTTCACACGATGGCGGAGTCGATGGCCCTGCCGAACCTCACATCCGAGCAGGTGCTGCAGGCGCAGCGACACATGCTTGCAGCAAGAGCGAGATTGGACGCATGGGAGCAGGTACTGGCTATGCCAAAGCAGATCCTCGAGACAGGCGCCCCGAAGGCAGCGTGACTTTGTTCCCGCTTCCGACGGAGTTCGCGGAGCGTCTGCGCGCGTTTATTCTTGACAAGCAATCCGGCAACATTCAGTTAAACATCCGGCAGGGTGTGATTCTTGGGTTCCACGTGAACGAAGTTCACTCCCTTTAGCCGTAACATAGGGCGCTTCCACCCAAAGGTTATCGAAACTTCGAGCCTCGCTGTGCAAACGGCGGGGCTTTTTGCTTTGAAAATTCCATGCCGGATTTGAAAGGTGAGTAATGACGGAACAGACGGAACAGCAGGCCACTCCCGAATACAGTGTTACCGAACTGGATAACGCCGTAGCGGCCGGCCAGATCACGCAGACCCAGCGTGACCAGATTTTTGCGACGCAAATCGAACGCAAGGCGATGGCGCAGGCCACGCAGGCAGCGACGCAGATCATCGAATCCACAACCCGCGAGAACACGCTCGACACGCAGCTGCAGCAGTATGCCAGCATTGCGCCGGACGTGGTTCGCGATGGCTCGCCCCTGCGGCAGCGCGTGGCACAGGAGTTCGAATTCCTGGTGCAGAACGGCGCAGCGCGGGACCTGACGACGGAACTCGCTGCAGTGCGCGCCGTCATGGGTCCGCTGGAGCGGGCAAAGCAGTATGCACAGGGACGCCGGCGCGGGCCTGAGTTCGGGCGCGATTCCTACGGTGGCTCGATGTCGCCGATCGAACGCCGGGCCGCGGACGCCTTTGACCGGCTCGATCCCATGAAGCAGCAGTATTACCAGAAGCTGATCAACCAAGGCCTTTACCCCGACAAGAAGGCCGTGATCAGCGAACTGAACTGGAAGCGTGGCTCCAGCAACAAGGGCCGCGCATGATCCTGAACTCCACCCCGAAACCGAACGGCAAGGCCCCCGCGATCATTCGCGCGTCCAAGTACTGGACGCCGCAGGTCATGGCCAAGCAGACGGAATTCACGGGCCGGAAGGAAGGTCAGACCCAAGGCACGCACCTGGACAACCTTGTGCAGTTGCGTCGTGTCATCTGCCTCTCGCCGGAAGCGGCGAAGAAGTTCGGGCACCCGAAGGGGCGCTCGATGGCCGAGAAGCACGGCTATGTCATCAAGAGGTCCGTGCCGGTAGCGCGGTCATGGTGTGATGCAACGGGCGAATTCCATCCCGGCTGCATTGTCTTTTTTCCGAAGGAGTTAGCGTAATGGAATTCGCATATAACCTCGGGTCCAACTCGACCCCCCTGATCAAGAAGTACCAGGTCGCGGAAACCTTCGGCTACGCCGGGGTCATCGCGACCGTGGGTGGTGCTGGCGCTTACGGCGTCAAGAAGTGCACCACGACGGCAGCCGCAAACGCGATGGGATTGGCCCTCGAGGCCGTGACCACGGTGACGGCGCAGCAGTCGGACAACTCCGATCCGGCCCGCATGGTGTCGATCATCGTCAACCCGGACGCCGTGCTTCGCGCACGCCTCTCCGGTGCAGCGACCGACGGCACGGCGATCACGGACTACGCTGAAACATCCGGCAACACCGCGGGCACGACAGTGACTGCAGCCGGTTTGGTGTCCGCAGACGAAGGCATGATCGTCTGTTCGGCGGGAGCCAACGCCGGCAAGTACCGGAAGAACATCACCGGCGGCTCGGGTTCAGCTGTTGCCGGCGTTGCTTTCCCCGTCGACATCGCCATCGGCGACAAGTTCTTCACGTTGCCGTTCTCCACGATGGATATCCAGACCGTGCAGCTGACGACCAACCTGATGGAAGTCGATCAGTCGGCTGCAGTCGCCACCAACCAGGTGGCCTACCAGCCAATCGAAATCAAGCTGGGTAATCCGCCGTCGGAAATCCTGACTCAGTCTTATGTGTTCCTGGTGGCCTCAGACCACCTGTTTGCGTCCAGCTAATAGAGAGGATCTAGGTCAATGGCTGTCCCCCACATTTCCACCCAGTTTGGTGATCTTCTGGACCCACGGTTCCAGAAGATCTTCTACGACCAGTACGACCAGTTGCCGGACATGGTCGACGACCTGTACGCCAAGGTCAGCCACAACGGCCGCGCGGACATGCGCTGGTCGCAGGTCGGCGCCTTCGGTGATTGGTCCGAGTTCACCGGCACCGTCGGTTACGACTCGGTCAACCAGGGCTACGACACGACCACGACATACCTCGAGTTCGTCTCGGGCTGTCAGGTCGAGCGCAAGCTGTTCGATGACGACCAGTTCAACATCATGGACAAGCGCCCGCAGGGTCTTGCGATTGCGGCCAACCGCACGCGCCAGAAGCACGCGGCCCGCGTCCTGAACAACATGGGTTCGGTCGACTCGTACTTCTACGTCAACAGCGAGGGCGTCGCCCTTGTGTCGGACAGCCACACGACGAACGCCCCCGGCGTCTCGACGACCGTCGGCTTCGACAACAAGGTCACGTCGGCACTGTCGGCAACGGCACTGTCCGCCGCCCGCATCCAGGGCCAGAAGTTCCGCGACGACCGCGGCAACCTCCTGGCTGTGAACTTCGACGAACTCTGGATCCCGATCGACCTGTACGACCAGGCGTGGGAAATCGTGAACTCGTCGGGCAAGCTGGACACGGCGAACAACAACAAGAACGTCCACGAGGGCAAGTACAAGATCAAGTCCTGGAACTACCTGACGGACACGAACGATTGGTCGCTGCAGGATTCCACGATGCGCAAGATGAGCCTGCACTGGGTTGATCGTGTGGCGATGGAATTCAAGATGGCCGAGGACATCGACACCCTCGTCGCGAAGTGGCGCGGTTACATGCGTTACTCGATGGCGTGGACCGATTGGCGGTTCATCGTCGGCGCGGTCGTCAGCTAACAGGAGGCAGACATGCCGCTTACGAACTTCCCCAACGGCGTGGCATCCTTCGGGGTGCCCGTCATCGGATCAGGTCCCATCCTGACCACGGGCAATGTCTTCTTCGTCTCCTCGACGGCAACGGGCCGGTCGGACAGCACTGCTGCCGGCCGCGATCCGCTGACGCCGTTTGCGACGATTGACTATGCCATCGGCCAGTGCACGGCGAGCAATGGTGACTTCATCATTGTCGAACCGGGTCACACCGAGACAGTCACGGCGGCGGCGGGCATTGCGCTCGACGTGGCCGGCGTCACCATCATCGGCCTCGGCAACGGGTCCAACCGCCCGACGGTGACATTCACCACGGCGGTCGGTGCTTCGTTCCGCGTCACGGCAGCAAACTGCACGGTGCGCAACATCCTGTTCGTTGGCGGCATTGACGCCCTGACGAACCCAATCCATGTCCAGGCGGCTGACTTCTGGCTTGACGGTTGCGAAACCCGCGACACGGCAGGCTCGGCACAGGCGACGGATTGGATCCTGACCACGGCAGCGGCGACGCGCATGCGCATCACCGGCCACCGTCACGACGGCGACACCGCAGCGGGAGCCAACTCATGGCTCGCCATTGTCGGTGGCGACGGCATCGTGGTGGACGGCCTGCGCTGCGACGGCAACTTCGCAGTCGGCGGCATCGACGTGAGAACCACGGCGACCACCGACCTTGAAGTGCGCAATGTCGTGTTCCGCACGCGCAACGCCGCAGACATCTTCCTTGTCGATACCATCACGGCATCGACCGGGATGATCGGCCCGAGCATCTACCTGCGTCTCAACGACAATGCGGCGAACATCACGGAGTCCATCACGGGCGCCACGTGGGTCCTGTTCGACGACATCTTCGTTGTCAACCTCGCGGGCGAGAAGGCTATGGCCATCAACACCACCGCGTCGACAGACGCATAACGACGAAAGCAAAGGGAAGTCATGCAAACCTTTACGAAAGACGAAGGGCGGTTCGGAAGGACCGCCCCATTCCTCAAGCAGTCGCAGCTGCAGGAAATGAGCCAGGAACGCGATCGCCTCAAGCAGACGCTCCACGCCCCGCCGCACTTGCGCAACGCCATTCAGGATGCCTCGACAATGTTCGGCGTCCTCAAGCGCCTGGAGACATCGCTCGAGCGCGACACGCCGCGCGAGTACACCGGAACCGATCTCGACAAGGCCGTGCGCCGCGAGAAGGAACTGCGTGAGAAGATCAAGAACGGGATGCCCACGTCCGAGGAGATGCGCCGCAATCCGCCGGGCGCGCTCGACAAGCACATGCAGTGGGAAGCCCGCAACAAGGCCGACATCGCGGAGTGGAAGAACATCCGCCGGCGCCTGATGGCGTCTGGCGCGGTTGAGTCGTCCGTGTCCGACGGGTCTGTTGCCAACGTCGAAATGTTGCGCTCATCGGGCGGACACCAGTTGTCGATGGACGGTGCGCAGATCCCCGTCGCGAAAACGTATTACGGTCTAGGCGGCAGGTCGTCGACATTCAGTGACGAGGAGTTGGTCCTCCTCGAGAAGGTTGCCCCGCGCCTGAAGGAGATGATTGCTCTTCTGTCCGCTGACCAGCGTGACGAGATCAAGACATCGCTCCAGGCCGAGGCTGTGATCCAGCTTGACCCCTCGTCGCTTGACGGGCTGACGCACAAGGAAGCGCGCGAGCGTTGTCGTGCGGCTGGCCTCGAGACGGGCGGTTCGCGCGAAGATCTTGTTGATCGCCTCAAGGCGCATTACGGGAAGAACTGACAATGGCTGACACGGTTGACACGATTGTCCTGCAAAACAACTACCCCTACTACTCGGTAAGGCTTCTGTCGAAGTCGGACGGGACCGGGGAATCGAATGTGGTGAAGGTCGATCGGTCAACCCTTGTCGGCAGCAACGGGCTGGAGCCGAAGGCGCTCGACATCGTGCACTGTTCGGGCATCGTGTTCGGCGCCAACCACGTGACGCTGAACTGGGATGCGGCGACGGACGACGAGGCGCTGATCCTCAGTGGCTCGTTCTGGTTCGATTACTCGGGCCAGACGGTGCCGGGGCTGGCCCCGCTGCGGGATCCACTGTCGGCGACGAACGTGGGAGACATCCTGCTGACGACATCGGGCATGGTCGCCAATGGCGGCTACTGCATCAACCTGGTCCTCCAGCTGCGCGACAGGTAAACGAACATGCGTCGTGGTTCGATCATTCCGGCGACCCGCGCGCTTCAGCCGCCGCCCTATTACTACGACGGCATCCACCTTGATTTCCGATACGGCGCCGGCGCGCTTGGCTGCTATGTGAAAGCGGCGGGCGCGGCCCCCACGATCGCGCCCCTGACCACGCTGTTCACCTTCACGGGTGGCAATCAGTCCATGTACATGGGGCCTGCTGGCCTGCTTGTACAGTCCGTTACAGACACGCCGCGCATTGAATACGACACCAACGGAAACTGTCTTGGCCTTCTGATGGAGGCGGCGCGGACGAACCTCGGACTGCACTCCAACGACCACACGAATGCGGCGTGGGCGAAGACGAACATGACAACGGCCAAGACCTCCACGGGGCCGGATGGTGTAACGAACAGCGCGACCCGCCTGACAGCATCAGCGGGCAATGCGACGAGCATCCAGACTGTTGTGTCGACCAGTGCCACGCGCGCCTATTCGGTGTGGATGCGCCGCATCACGGGCACCGGCAATATCGACATGACGTTGGATGGCGGCACGGGCTGGACCACCAAGACGCTAACGACTTCATGGGCGCGCTTTGACATCACACAGGCGGCAGTGACCAACCCTGCCTTCGGCATCCGCATCGTGACAAGTGGCGATGCCATCGACGTTTATGGCAATCAGATGGAGAGCGCCGCGTTCCCATCAAGCCTAATTACGACCACGACAGGCTCTGTAGCCCGTACAGCAGACAGCTGCATCCGCACGCTAGGCTCAGAGTTCAGCGCGACGGCTGGGACTGTCGTTGTTCAGGGGAGGGCGAGCGGGGGGCAGGCTGGTCGTCAGGTGTTTTGCGCCTTCTCTGACGGCTCAGTTGCGAACACAATCCCTCTTGTCAGGCCCGGTGTGTCTGACTTTTTGCAACTTCGTATTGAAGCGGCTTCGGTCAATCAGACAGCTATGGGAGCAGCAATGACAAACAGCGCCGCGTTCAAAGCGGCGGCAGTTTGGGCGGCAAACGACGCGGACTTGTACTTCAATGGCGTCGCGACAACACCGGATGCGGTTGTCACGCTTCCAGCCGGGATTACAACGCTAGGCATGGGGTGCGAATTTACCTCTTCAAGCCCCTGCAACGGCCACATCCGCCGCTTCGACTACTACCCGACACGACTCCCGAACGGCTTCCTGACGACCGCCTAATCCAAGGGGTTCAGGCGCGGAGGTAGTATCACGCCATGAGCACGACCGGACAGCTACGCACCTTCTCCGACCTCTATCTCGACCTGACGAACAGGATCCGGGCGCAGACCGGCACGTCCGGTCCCGAGACGGTAATGAAGCGGTACATCAACATCGCGCTTCAGGACATCCACATCGGCATGAAGGAGCGCCTGCCCTGGGCCGAGCGCCAGGCGGTGCTGATCACGCAGCCATCCTACTCGACCGGCACGGTGTCAATCACGCAGGGGTCGACCACGCTGACCGGATCCGGCACGGCGTGGAACACGAATAATGCGTGGGGCGTGAAGACCGCGCGCAAGTTCGGCAAGCTGGTCCTGAACGGCGGGCTTGAGAACTACGAAGTGTCGAGCGTTGTCAGCGACACGGAGATTACGCTGGCCTCGCGGTTCACGCAGGACGACCTGAGTGCCGCGACCTACCAGTATTTCGAGGACGAGTACGACCTCGCGGCCGACTTCCTGCGCCCCGTCGACTTCCGCTTCTTCGACCAGAAGCGCCAGTTCACGCTGATGCCGCGCAACGAGTTCCGCACGAACTACGTCCGCATGCAGACGCCCGGCAAGCCCACGGCGTGCAGCATCGCCGACCGCCCCCCGACGGGCAACACGGACCTCGTCCGCCGCGTGCTGTTCAACCGGCCGACGGACCAGGCCTATTCGATCCCGTATTCCTACATCACGAAGTACCTCGTCGTTTCGAGCGCGGGTACGGCGCAGGAGGAGTTCAGCGCGGACGCGGACGAGCCGCTGCTGCCGCTGCCCTACCGCCATGTGATCGTGGCGAAGGCGCTGTACTGGGCCTATCGCGACCGCCGCGATGACCGTCGCAGCGGGGAGGCGAACCAGGAGTTCGTGGACCTGTGGCTTCGCATTGCGAACGACAATGAGTTTGGCACGTCCCGGCCCACGATGGCGCCGCGGATTGCTTCGTATGCCTCGCGCGCCCGCCGGCCGATGTCGGGTGCAACACCGCGGGTTGTGAGCGGATCGGCTTTTGATGAGTTGAGGGAATAGCGATGGCCAAAGGGCTTGGATTTTCACCGTACGGCCGCAATGGCATGAAGTACGACCGCGAGGCGGATCCGAATTATGATCCGATGACGGAAGAAGAAGCCGCGGCAAAGAACGATCGTCGCCCCGGCGACCGGATGAGCGGTGCCGACTACGAGCGTCGCAACACCGACTACAAGCATGGCCCGAAGTGGGGGTTCAGGCGCGAGAAGGGCGATTACGGTTACGAGAACCGGCAGACCATCGACTCGATAGACCGCGACATTCATGCGCTCGACCCTCCGACTTCGCCTGAAGACGAAGAGCCATACATGGATGCGTCCAAGTCTGGATTGGACGGCATGTTCGCGAAGTGGCGCGAGCGTCTTCGTCGCCGTGGCTACTCCGAAGAAGAGATCGAGGACATCTTTTCTGACGCAGCGGCTCTGCACGACTAATGCCCAGCGGCGACCTCTTTGTCCGGCACCTTTTCGGCGGCGGCTTCGCAACGGACATTGGTCCGGTGTCGGACGCTGGCCCGCAGGGTGGCGGCGGGGTCGCGCAGATGGTCATCCCCTGGCTGCTGCAGTGCGACAACGCGATGTTCGACCTTGACGGCGGCATCACGAAATCTCCGGGCACGACGAAGATCAACTCGTCGGCCCTGCAGAGCGGTGCCACGATCCGGGGCATCTACGACTTCTGGATCCAGGGCGGCACGGGTTCGCCCTCGCAGAAGCGCATCGTGCACGTCGGCACGAAGATCATGGCGGACGCCGGCGACGGCACGTTCGCCGAGATCGCAACGGTCACCAGCGACAGCGCGGTGCCATCGTACTGCTCCTTCAACGACGAACTGATCATCAGCGACGACGGCAACTCGGCCCCGTGGAAATGGACGGGGACGGGATCAGCGTCGGCGCTTGGCGGTTCGCCCCCGAACTTCGCCTTTGCGGTGGAACACAAGGGCCGCGTGTTTGCAGCCGGCAATCCGGCACAGCCCTCGCGCCTCTACTACAGCGCGGCATTCAACCATGAATCGTGGAACACAAGCGCGAACTACATCACCATCGGCTCGAACGACGGGTCCGGCATCACGGGGCTGGCCTCGTACAAGGACGCGCTGATCATCTTCAAGGGTCCGAAGAAGGGGTCCATCTATGTCCTGCAGGGGGACGACACTTCAGACTTTTCGCTTTCGCTTTTGCGCAAGAACTGTGGCTCGGCCGTCTGGCACAACGCAATCTTCCAGTACCAGGATGATCTTGCGTTCGTGGCAGCGGATGGTTCGATCCAGCGTCTTTCCGCGACGAGCGCCTTCGGTAACTTCTCCCTCGCGCACCTGACGCGCAACATCGGCAAGTACATCAACAACAACGTCGCGCGCACGTACCTGCGCAAGGCGTGCGTGGCGAACTGGGAGTCGAAGGGCGTGGCGCTTGTGACGCTGCCCATCAACTCGTCGGCGACCACGAACCTGATCCTGATGATGGACTACCGCTTCGGCGAGGAGCCGCGCTTCAGCACGTGGACCGGATACACCGGCAAGTGTGCCTCGATGACGCTGGCGATCGACGAGAGCGACGCGGCCCGTCAGGTCGTGCTGATCGGCGGCACGGATGGCTATGTCCGCAAGCTGGACGTGAACCGCTTCTCCATTGACGCGGCGACGGCAATCAACTGCGTCGCGAAGACCCCGCATCTGTCCTACGGCATGCCGCACATGACGAAGGTCATCACGGGCGGGTCGCTGGGATTTGCTCCGCTTACGGACGATACGGTGACGTTCAAGTGGGAGCGCGACAACGAAACCTATGAGACGCTGGCGGTCAGCCAGGGCGGCGGCGATCTGCTGTCTCCGTCATCGGGCACCGACTTCACGCTGGATACGTCCTTCCTTGGCGGTGCCTCGTTCGTGGACTCGTGGTTCGAACTCGAGACAGGCGGCGAGTTCCGCAACATCGCCTACACGTTTTCGAACGCGGACCTGAACGGCAGCTTTGAGTTGCACTCGATGTCGGCCTTCCTGCGGGGAGCCGCACTGTCAATGGAGAATGCATAATGGCGCTGTCACGCATCAAGACATGGGCGGCGGAAGTCCTGACCTATGCGACCCTGAACGCCGAGTTCGACAACATCCTGACGAACGGCGGCGGATCCTTGGGCAGCCCGCGCACGGCGGACTTCGACTTCAACGGTTTCAAGGCGATCCTCGACGACGCGCAGACGACGTGGGTGCAGGGGTCGACGCAGAACGTGATCGACTTCTACGGGGCGTCGACGCTGCTGTTCAAGATGGACATGAGCGTGACCTCGCCCGTGAACGCACTGACGTTCCTCGCGAGTGCGACCGGCAGCGACGTGAAGATCGTTGCACGTGGAACGGACGCCAACATCAACATCGACATCGTGCCGAAGGGTTCGGGCGTGCTGAAGGTCGGCGGCACGACACTGACGATCCCCTCGGCTGACAACGACCAGTTCGTACTGGGTCCTCATATTTTCGGGTGATACATGGCAACATTCTCAAAGGTAAAACTCTCCGGTTCGACGGACGGGCGCATGGTAAAAGTGGCGGCGACGGCGACGCTCGGCACCACGATCCACACGGCGCACGCGACATCCCTGGATGAGATCCATCTGTGGGCGGTGAACAGCGACACGACGGCGCGCAAGCTGACCATCGAGTTCGGTGGCGCGGCATCGCCTGACAACCTGATCGAGATCACGATCCCGCCCGAGTCCGGGCTGATCCCGGTCGTGCCGGGGCTGATCCTCACGAACTCGCTGGTGGTGACGGCGTTTGCTGACTCGGCGAACGTGGTGATGGTCGCTGGTTTCTGCAATCGAATTACCTAAGAGGGCGCGATGCTGACCGTCTCCGAAAGAGAACTGGAGCGCAGAAGGAAGATTTCTCAGACTTTAACTGGGAGGTCTTTGTCTGTTGAGCATCGGTCCAAACTGTCAGCCGCTAAGAAGGGAAAGACGCTTACCGAAGAATGGAAGGCGAATATTGGCCGTGCGCATCGTGGGATGAAGCGTAGCGCAGAGTCGCGTAGACGCATGTCAGAGGCTAACAAAGGGCAAGTGCAGAAGCCTGAAGCCATTGCCGCAATGAGGGCAAAACTCACTGGCAGAAAAGTTTCAGAAGCTGAAAGGCTGTTGCGGTCGGCAAGGGCAAAGAGGGGTGTAGATCATCCTCGGTGGAGGGGTGGAGTAAGTTCTGAGAACTCGCGACTCCGGCATTCAATCGAAAGCCGCATCTGGAGAGACGCTGTGTTTGCTCGGGACGACCACACATGTCAGCACTGCCACAAGCGTGGCGGTGAACTGAATGCACACCACATAAAGAGTTTCAGTGAACACCAAGAACTGCGGTTTGATGTGAGCAACGGCATTACTCTTTGTGAGCCTTGCCATCGTGCGGTTCACCGTCGGAAGGATTTATAATGAGACAGAACTGGATGGGCTGGGGGTGGCTCTACAACCTCATGAACGGCCTGACGGCGGACACGACGCCGGATGCAACGGCTGACCACGTCATCACGCGCGACGCCAGCACGGGCCTGCCGAAGAAGGTGCTGCTGCAGCATCTCAACGTCGGCAAGCAGACAGTGTGGGTTCCGGCAGCTGCGATGACCGCGCGCACGACGAACGGTGCAGCAACAGGTACAACCGAGTCCACGACCAACAAGGTCATGAACCGAGTGCTTGATTTCGACACCACAACGCAGGAGTTCGCGCAGTTTACGGTCGCGTTTCCGAAGGGTTGGAACGAAGGCACGGTGACGTTCATTCCGTACTGGACAGCAGCATCTGGTTCAGGCGGCGTGGTCTGGGGCTTGGCTGGCGTTGCGCTGTCCAACGATGACGTGATCGACACGGCGTTTGGTACGGCAGTGACTTCGTCCGACACGCTGATTGCCACCACGGACATTCACGTTGGGCCTGAGAGCGCCGCGATCACGATCGCAGGCACGCCGGCCGCAGACGACATTTGCTACTTCCAGATCAACCGCACGGTGTCTGATGGCGGCGACACGCTTGCGGCCGACGCCCGCCTCATCGGCATCAAGCTGATCTACACGACGGACACGGGCGTGGATAACTAATGTTCATCCGGCACAACTATCTCCTGCTTCCGGTCACGTCGAAGTCCCGCATCTGGGTGCCGTCAAAGGACGCGCCGATCCACGTGGTGGACGGCTTCGTCTGGAACCCGTTCCGCGAGCGGTTCGAAGATGTGCGCGGGGCAACGTATCAGGAGATTGTGGCGTCGCTTGGCATTACGCAGCTAACCGGCTTTGGCATTGCCAGCGTTCCGTTCGTGCCTGTCACGAACACCTACAACACCGGAACTGCCGCGACTGAGACGGCGCCTGCGGGGGCATCGTCCTCCACAGTGACAAGTGACGGCGGCGGTGGCGGCGGGTGCATGGGAACAAGCACCACGACCTGCCGTGGCGGTGGTGGTTCGGCCCGCTGCGTGTCGACCGTTGCAGTGTCCGGCGGCAACCAGATCACGTACACCGTTGGCGCGTTTGGCGTTGGAAAGACAACAACGAGCGGCAGCGGCACGGCGGGCGCGGCGACGACAACATCTGGTGGCACTGGTGGCTACTCTGGCCTTGCACACAATGCAGGCGGCGGTGGCGGCGCTACGACGGCTGCGAATGGAGCGGCCGGCACGGCATCAGGCGGCTCAACAAATACAAGCGGAAGCGCCGGCGCGCAGACTTATCTGGCCAACCCCGGCGGCGGAAACGCGGCAAGTGGCGCGGCTGGCGGCTCGAACGGTGACAACGCCGGCACGCCTGCGAACCCTGGCGCCACGCCTGGCGCCGGTGGCGGTGGCGGCACGACGGCGGGAACACCGTCTGACGGCAAGGACGGGGGTCAGGGCCGCATCTCCTTCGCCTACACATGATGAACGTCGGCTGGGCGCGCGACGAGGACGCCGACCAGATCAAGGCGCTGCTCGCGGCTGACGGGCTGCACCTCGAGGGCGGCGATTGGCGTGGCCTCGGCAAGACATGGATGTGCGTGCGGGATGGGGAGAAAATCCTCGCCTGCATCGCCTACCACCCCGGCATCCCCTTTGCCCGCCTCGACTACCTGTCGATCGACCGCGACGTGACGGGCTTATCCAAGGCGCGTGTCGTGCGGAGTATTCTTGAGGCTGCATTTGCAGTCTGCGCGTTGCAGGGGTCGAGTTTCGTGTCGGGCGTGGTTCCGTATGACCTGCCTGATTACGCGGAGTTCCTTCGCAAGCGTGGCGGGCAGCAGATCAACGAAGGATTCATTTTCGTCGCGTCCCTGTCGGATGTGCTGAAACGGCGGAACGAGGTTTATGGGCGGCTCAAAAACAACCACATCGACGACGGTCACTCGCACACCTGAAGAGATAGAGTACACCAAGCAGCAGATCGAACTTGCCAAGCAGCAGCTTGCCCTGGTGCAGGAAGAGCATGGCTGGCAGTCAGAGATCTACGCGCTGACGAAGCCGCTGCTCGAGAAGTACGCCCTGATGGTCGATCAGGACTTCGCCGAGATGCAGTCGCCCGAATACCAGGCGATGAAGGCGAAGCAGCAGCAGCTGGACACCGCCAACATCGACGCGCAGTTGCGCAACCTGCCCATGCAGGAAGAACTGCTGCAGCGTCAGCTGGACGAGATTCGCCGCGGCGGGGCAGCAACCGACGAGCAGAAGCGCCTGATCGCCGACGTGGCCGACCGGGCACTGGCCAGTGGCGAGACGGACATCAGCCGCTTCCTGGGGACCGGCATTGACCAGATCCGCAACCAGATGGCGCCGGCACGTGGCATGCGACCGGACGACGGGCCGATGCAGGAAGCAGCCCAGCGCGTGCTGGAAGAAGCCGTCCGGCAGCAGGGCCAGTTGACACAGCAGGTCCGTGGCGCGCAATCGCAGGCCGAACTGAACTTCCCGCTGGCGGCGGGGCAGGTCACGAACCAGGCAAACCAGTGGCAGCAGGGCTTCAACCAGGACATGAACCAGTTCCTGTCCGGGCTGAAGACGCAGGCCGCACAGAACCGCACGGCCTTGATGGGCCAGTTGTTCTCGGCGCCAATGACCGCGGGCGACCGTGGCATGAACCTGATCAGCGCGACACGCCCGAACCCGGTGAACTTCCCGCAGAACACGACGACGACGCAGAAGACGAGCGGCGGCAGCATCCTTGGCGGCATTGGCGGACTGCTGTCGGGCATTGGCAGCGTAGGCTCCATGTTCTCGTCGCGCGAGTTCAAGAAGAACATCAAGCCGATGGAAGCGCCGGCCGGACACATGCTGTCGCCGGGTGCGCTGAAGACGAATTTCCGCGACCTTGGCAAGCCGCAGTCGCTGGGTGACCCGATGGGCGGTGGCTTCAAGCCGCCGGTCACGGGACCGCAGACGCAGCCTGGCAACACGAAGGGCACGTTCGGAGGGCCGCAGGTCCAGCCCGGCGTGGGTGGCTTGGGTGGCACGGCGATCAACCCGGTGCAGACAGTGCAGCCGCCGCGTGACGAGGAGGACGCCCTCAATCGTCTGCGGCAGATGCCAATCTCGTCGTGGCAGTACAAGCCCGAGACAGGCCTTGGTGGCCCCACGCACGTCGGACCGATGGCCGAGGACTTCAACACAATCATGATGGGCAAGCAGCCCGAGCCATTCATCAACACGGTCGACGCCGTCGGTTCGCTGATGGCGAGCGTCAAGGCGTTGGACAAGCGCGTGGCAGGGCTTGGTTTCCGTGGACAAGGCAAGAAGAGAGCAGGAGCAACAGCATGGCCAAGGGGCTAGGATTTTCAGACCCGCAGTACACGTCACTTCCGAACCCGGAAGGCAACCCGAACCTGCGCCGCCGTCAGGGACCGCAGCCGAACCAGAAGTATCTGGCGCGGCGCACGCCGTACCAGTGGCAGATGCAGATGGGATCGTCCTACGGCTACGGCGAATACAACCACCGTCGTGGCAAGGCGAATAACGACAGCGGCAACACGCCGGGCGCCTACCTGAACTTCATCGAGCGATAAGATGGCAGGACTTGGCTTCGCAAATCCGGAACGCAAGCGGGCAGAGATGCTCGCGCGCCTGAACGGATCGACATCACCGATCGCTTCGACGGCGCGGCCGATGCTGCCGGCGGGCCAGCCCATGCCTGGTGGCACGACACAGCAGCCGCAGGCGCCGCAGATGCCTCAGATGCAGGGTGCTGCCCCACCGGACCCGAGCCAGGTAGCGCCGCTGCCGATGCCGCAGATCCAGCCGCAGCAGCCGATGCAGCCAACGGCGCCAGCCGCTGGTCAGCCGGGCGAAGAAGAGGACGACGGCCCGGCGTGGCACGAGGTCATCGGCGCGCTGGGACACGTGATCCTGTCGGCGGACGCAGGCTATCGCGGCGCAGCGATGCCCGAGAACCCGCTGGCCGGCGATCAGGACCAGGAGATGCAGGTCCAGCAGTTCATCATGAACACGGCCGCGCGCGGGTGGGAGGCCATTCGTCAGGCGGATCCCGAGAACCGCCCGGCGATCATGAAGACCTTTGCCGACATCATCCGCAAGGTCGACCCGAACTTTGACTACGAGGCCTTTGTCGACGGCCTGATGTCCGACCCCGAGCGCGTGGACCAGATGGCGCCGCAGATCGCGATGATGTCGGACGAGGCCAAGGAAATGTTCATGGCGCGCGTGCGGTCGCAGGGCGGTGACCCGGCGGCAGCTGCGGCCGAGGTCATCAAAGACCCGGACTTCATGAAGACGCTGACGGACTTCGACGACAGCCGCAACATGAAGGTCATGCCCTACAAGCTGGAGCGCGTGAAGGCGGCTCTCGTGTCGATGGGCATGGACCCGATGATGTTCGCGAACATGACGCCGGAAGAGTTCGCGCGCGTGAACAACGAGTTGCCCGAGAAGGCGCGGCTGACGCCTGCCGAGATTGCAACGCTGCGTCGCCAGCCGACGCTCGGCAAGATCCTTGGCCTGCGCTATGCGGACGAGGCACCGGAAGGTGGCGCGCCGTCGATGGACGATGAAGCAGGATACAGGCCACCCTCGCGCCCGCAGCGGCCGTCGGCGGTGATGCCTGACGAAGAACCGATGGACGGTGAAGGTAGTGATGCGCCTCCACCACGTGCACCCGCTTCCCCGCGTCCAAGTGCGCGTCCCGCCTCCCCTCCGGCGCCCCCGCCGGCGCGGGGTCCATCGGCCCAACGCCCAGCGCCTGGACCGCAGGCAGCGAACCCCGGCGTGAGCCGGATGCCTGCGCCTGCGCGTCCTGCAGCGCCTGCAAAGCCACCGGCCAAGCCGCCTGCACGCACGGCCCCTGCCAAGCAACCGTACTACCCGCCTGGCTTCCAGCCGCGCACGCCGAAGCCGCGACAGGAGCCGGTGCCGGTGACGAAAGTCGAGGTCGTCGGCAAGCGTCCACCGAAGAAGGCCCAGGCCCCTGAGACGCAGCAGGAAGCCCCGCGCGAGCGTCGTGTGGTGATCCCGAAAGACACGGAGATCCCTGGCTTCGGCAAGGTCAAGAAGGGCGAAGTGCTGGTCTACGACTACAAGAGCGGCACCTACCGGAGGGCAAAGTAATGTCCGGCCTCGGGTTCTCAAGGAGGGATCCGCCACCACCAAAGCGTGGGGCTTACAATCAGGACGAGGAAGTTCGCCGCTTCCAGGAAGAGCAGCGCGCCAAGGAGCGTGAGCGCATTCGCCGTGAGCAGGAAGCGCAGCAGCAGAGGCGCCGTGGCTATCGCCCAGAGGACCCGCAGATGGGTCCGGACGGTCGCCCCATGTGGCCCTACGATCGTCCTTATGTTGGCCCGCGCGTGACGGGTGAAACCCTGCGCGTGCTGGACAACGTGCCCGGCGTCAGCCGCATCACCAGCCCGGCGATCATGGTGGCAGACGGCATTTCCGGCAAGACGCCTGCGCCTGGTGAGGGGCCATTACCGGGCGGGCCAAGGAGGCCATCGGGGTATCGCGCGCCGACACTCAAACCGCGACCACTGCCACCGCCAGGGACTCCGCCGCGCCAGCTGTCAAACATCTACGCGCAGAACTCGAAATATCATCGGGACCAATCGGATTTCTGGTCGCAACAAGAAGAAATCGCGTATCGACGTGGAGATACCGAAGGGCGCGCCGCCGCAATCAAAGCGAGGAATTGGCACGATCAGCAGTACGTTCGCTGGCAGGAAGAACAGAAGAAGGCCGGGATGTCACCGCGTGGCCCAAGTAGAGAGCGTGGCGCAACTCCTGCGTCTGCGGCGGAAGCAGATTTTGAATCGGCGTCACGGCGTCGAATAGAACTACAGAAAAGAATTCGAGAACTAGATCAAGCGGCCAAACAGTCAAATGATCCTCGTGCGGTTCATGGTCTGAGAAACGCGATGGCTGAGTACGAAAAAGCAAACGCAGATTGGAAAGCCGCTGGCGAGCGGCTGAGACGATCAAGACAAGGAGGCTAACATGCCATTCGACAAGAAATCCAAAGGCCTCGGTCTGGCCCTCAACAAGCGCCCATCGAGCGGTGGCGCGAAGCCTATGCCGTACACGCCGGGGCAAGACGGTGGCGCGAAGACAATGCCCTACACGCCCGGCAGTGGCGTCGGTGCGAAGACAATGCCGTATCGCCCGAACAAGCCGCGCCTCGATCCGGTGCGCAAGATGTCCTACGACGCGCCGGTCATGGACAGCCTCGGCGATCCGTCACCTCCAGGTTACGCCGACACGATGGAGTACGTTCCGGAACGCGACGGCTCGGCGTATACCAACATCCCGAACTATGAAGGCGAGGGAATTGGTGCGGAGAACCTTGGCGACAACGAAGAGTGGGACGCAATGTGGGATCAGGCCCTCGCCGAGGTGCCTGAGAACGAGGCTGACATCCCCGCATTCAGGGACAAGTGGATCAAGGTCTTCGTGGAGTCAGGCATGGACCCGGAGCAGGCTGAGACATGGGTCGACCAGCTGTTCACTGATGGCCTGTAATGCCTCTCTACGCCCCGCTCCTGACCAAGCCGCGCGAGAAGAAGCGCCAGCCGACGCCTGAAGAACTGGGCTTCCTCGACGAGGCCCCGCAGCCTGAACCTGCGCCGGAAGCCAAGCGCCAGCCGACGCCCGAGGAACTCGGGTTCGGTGACGCGCCTGAGATGCCGGAAGGTCCGGTCACGCAGCCGTCGCCTGAAGACCTCGGCCTTGCCAAGAAGCCGATGGGAGCGCCGCCGCCGGCCGATGACTCGTGGGAGTCGTGGTGGAACTGGGCGCGGGAGCGGGTCGAGCCTGCTGCAGAGGATGCCGTGAACGACGCGGGCGAAGCGGCTGATTGGCTGTGGGACAACATCAAGACTTACGCAGGCTACGAGCAGCCAAAGCAGTCAGGCTTCGAGCAGGACACCAGCCGTCGCGTGCCGCATCCGAACATGGGTGAAGACACTGGGATGGTGGATTGGGCCATTGATCAGGTCGTTCCCGATTTTCTCTACGACTTCGTCACGTCAAAGCGCACGCAGAAGAACCTCGAGATCGGCTTTGACATGTCGCAGTACGCTTTCGGCGACGCGCTGAAGGGCGGCACCTATGTGATGAAGAAGGCCGATGAAGGCCTGCGCGCAATCGGCATCAACCTCGACTACTGGGATCGCTCGGAAGAAGAGCGCGAGCAGACATGGGCTGACACGATCAAGAACCTGGACGACATCCAGAAATCCTACGGAGCCGACCTGCAGAAGGGTTCCCAGGAATTCCAGCAGGACTTCGGCGACCGCGAACTTGGTGACGCGCTGGTGCAGGTCGTGCCATCGCTGCCGACGATGCTCGCCGAGTACGGGCTGGCTGGCGCCGTGTTTGGACCGGTCGCGGGCTTTGCGTTCGTGGACGGCATGACGAAGGCGGGCGGTGGTGGAACGCCGGATGAAGTTCTGTTTGCAGCAGCCAAGGGCGCGACCCTCGGCAAGTTGCTGGAGTGGGCTAACGTGCTGTCGCGTCCGCTGCGCATTGTGCCACTGGGCGCCGCTGGCGCTGGTCTTGCCTACAGCGAAGGCGCCGACACGGTTGACGTGATGGCGAACGCAATCGTGTTCCCTGTCCTCGGCATCCTGCCAAAGGGCGGGCCGGTGGGTGTGCGCTACCTGCGCGAGAACGGCGTCATGGCCGACCTGCGTGACATCGGTGGCCACGTGCGCGACCTGTTCATCGGCGGCAACCAGCCAATGGCCAAGCGCGATTTCGAGACGGCCGGCTGGGCACTGAAGCAGGTCCGCGCGAAGCACAACGTCGAACAGACGACCGAGATGCAGATGTGGCAGGACGAACTTGCCGCCGCACGCAAGCCGCAGCAGGGCGACACCGAAACTTCGGTGCCGGATCGCGTTGCCGAAGCGAACTCCCGCCACGAACAGCGTCTCGAGGAGCAGACGAAGAAGCAGTTCGAAGAGGAACTCCCGTTCCGCCAGGCGCACGATCACGCCGACCGACGCTACCGCCGTTCGCAGCATCCCATCCGCGTGACGTGGCGTGAGGCACCGTACATGCGGTCGCTGCACATGTACGAGCGCGACGTGGTGACGACAAACCTGCAGACGGCGAATGCGCTCCAGCAGATTTACGAGCAGAACTCCCAGCGGGCGATTGACGGCAAGGCCCGCGCGGACGAACTGCGCCGGCAGGCCGAGGCCGAGCCGGATGAAGTCGTGCGCCGCCGCATGAACCAGCAGGCGGACATGATCGAGAACGAGACGTTCCGCATCACGTTCGAGCGCCGCGTCAACGCCGAGGACGCCGCCGAGTTCGCGCTCGAGATGGCCGAGATGCGGGCCGCGAATGCGCGCTACGAGATGGTGCGCATGATCGAGGGACACAACAAGGTCGAAGGGCGCCGCGCCATGCAGATGGCGACCGAGCGCGACCTGTCGGATGCCTACCGGGCCGGCGTGCGCAAGATCGCGCGTGGCAACCGGCGCGCACGTGAGTTGCTGGAGACGGGTGACAAGGTCGTCAACCAGGCACAGGCGCGCCTGAAGCGCGACGGGATCACGGAAGATAACCCTGAGACGCAGCGAGTCTGGCAGGAGCGGATGGAGGAACTTGAAGCCATCCGCGAGAACTACCGCGGCATGGCGGCACTGTCCCTGTGGGAGAACCAGAGCGCGGCCGACATGCGGATCTCGTTTGCGCACTCCGCGTGGGAGATGGCGCACAACCCGCAGCAGAAGCCTGGAACACTGGGCCGCGTGCTGGAGATCCTCGGCCTGCGCAAGCCGCGCGGCAATGAGGAGGTCGACCTCGAGCAGCATGGCCTCGAGCGGTTCAGGCCGAAGCGCGAGACATCGCCGGAAGACGCAAAGAAGGATGGACCGGACGGGTGGGACGCGCCGCCAAAGCCGGACCCGGTCGCGCCGGGCAAGAATTTCGAGCAGCGTTACAAGGCGCTGATGGAGCATTCGCAGAAGGACCCGAAGCTGGGCAAGATCCAGGACCAGGTGGACCACGCGCTTGCGTTGGTTACCCGGCCTGAAGACGTGCTGCCCATGATCAACTTCGTGGCCAGCAAGAACAACTACGACCCGCCGTCACGCCGTGGCATCCAGACCGCGAAGCTGCGCAGGCAGGCGGCCGAGAAACTGGGCATGACTTCGGAGGAGTTCATCAACTCGCCCTATGGCAAGGCGTTCAACGACTTCGAACTTGAAGCCATCATCATGATCCTGGACCGGCAGTGGGCGCGCACGCAGCATGCCTACAAGCTGTGGCGCCAGACGGGTTCGCAGAATGCGTTCATGGCCTACCAGGCTGAACTCTATCGGTTCATGATGATCTGGGAGCGCCTGCGCGGTGCGGCGGCAGAGTCGGGCCGTTCGCTACGCATGTTCCGGGACATCAAGGGCAAGTACGGCAGCGCGACGCGACCGCTGTCCGACCTTGAGTACAAGATGGTCATGTCGGGCGACGGCGTCGCGGCCATGAAGATGATGGCCGGCTACAAGAAGAGCGGCTTCATGGGCATGCTCATGGAGTACTACATCAACAACCTGCTGTCTGGCCCGCAGACGGCGATGGTGAACATCTATTCCGGCGCATCGATGCTGCTGATCGAGTCGATCCTGAAGCCGGGCATTGCGGCGACTGTCGGCCTGACGCGCTATGCGTTCCACCAGCTGATCGGCAAGTATCTCGCTGCACCCTTCCGGGCCATGTACCGGGGGTACATCCGCACGTTCGGGTCCGAGGTTGCCAACCGGAAACTCGACATCAGGATCGAGAACGAGAAGTACTACCCCGGCGGCTCCGATGTGGCGAACTCCCACGCCCATCGCGTGCGCCTGGGCGAAGTTGGCGCGCGCATCCGTGGCATGCTCGAGGGCATCGTTCCTGCGACGGTGCAGTTCTTCCGCACGCTGTTCCTCGGGGAGAAGTTCCTGGGTGAGACGAACTGGGCGGCGGGCTATGGCGAACACATTCCGTGGTGGCTGGCCGGTCCCATCGTCCGCGTCCCCGGCAAGATCCTCGGTGCGATCGACGACTTCTTCAAGGTGCTGATGTACCGCTCGTCCATCCGCGGGCACGCCTATCGTCTCGCGATGGCCGAGTACAACTATTCATCGCAGCAGTGGAAAGACCTGCGCGGTCGCCGTGCGCGCTACAACGAACTCGCCAAGAACCCGCAGGGCTATGTCGAGGGCATGGCGCGCAACGAGGCGCTGCGCGTCACGTTCCAGCAGACACCGGACCCGCTGTGGGGTGGCATCCCCGAGACGATTGCCTCGACCCCGATGCTGCGCATCCTGGTGCCGTTCACGAAGACGCTGCTGAACTCGCTTGAGTGGGTGATGTCGGGCACGCCGATGGGTGCGTTCGTGTTCCGCAGTTCGCGCGAGGCCCTGCTCGGGCGGCGCGGGCGTGCGGCGCAGGACTTGGCAATCGCGCACGTGATCCTTGTGACCGGGGCGTCGACAGCCGTGTTCATGTGGGCGCTCGGCGACGACAACGTCATGCCGCCGTACCCGAAGGACGAGAAGGGCAAGGTCATCGCCGGCGTCAACACCACACCGCCGCTGTCAATACGCATTCCGGGGACGGACGAGTACATCCAGTTGAACCGTGTGGACCCGATGGGTGCCATCATCTCGCTCGGCTCGGCGGCAGCGAACGCCTACAAGATGTCGATGCAGCGCGGTGACACGAAGAAAGCGCAGCAGGCGTGGGACATCTTCCTCGCGTCGATGTTCTCGATGGTCGCCGACCGCTCGGGCTTCCGCGGCTTGCTGGACTTCCTCACGGCGGCGCAGGGCGGTACGGCCGGCAACCAGCCGGATGCGTGGTCGAAGTGGGCTGAGAAACTGGGCGGGACGCTGGCGGTGCCGAACGTGTTCGCCTCATGGGCACGCACGCGCGACCCTGTCATCCGGCGGGCAGAAGGCCTGATCGAACAGATCATGGCCCGCGTGCCTGGCGAGCGTGAAAAACTGCCGGCGGTGCGTAACCTGTGGGGGGACCAGGTCATCGGGTACGATTCCTACGGCTCAAACGACTTCCTCGACTACACGCAGCCGATTTACTGGGGCAAGCGCGCGTCGGATCCGGCGACGAAGATGATGCTGGACATGCACAAGATCTATGGCTGGGCGCCGGGCTTCCTTGACCGCTCGATCGCGGGGCGCGAACTGACGCCCGAGGAGTACGACTACTATCAGGTGCAGCGTGGCAAGTACGCCTATCCTGAAATCCGCAAGATTGCCGAGTCGCCTGAGTACCAGGAGATCATCAAGCTGCGCGAGGACATCAAGGCCAAGCGCGACGAGATGGAGAGGATGGAAAGGTCGGCGAACTTCTCCGTCGAGACACGCCAGCGATACCGCCAGCTGAAGCGTGAACTGAAGGGCATGCAGGAGCGGCTGCAGAAGCAGTCGTACAAGGTGCTGCAGCAGGCCAAGGACGTGTTCCGCAAGGCCAATTCACAGGCGCGCACTGACACCGCCGGCAACTCGGATCAGTCCCGCCCCGGCATGTTCCCCGACATCTGGAAACGGCCGAAGCGGCGCGACGACTTCTCCAACACGGGTGAGATTCCGGAGTACGACATGTTCGATTGGCTCGATTCGTGGATGCACGCCGACGGTCCGCAGTCCGAGACACAGGAATGGGAGGCAGAAGAGGTGAAGGCTTCCGAGGAATACGACGGCAACCCCTACACCGGCGGCGACCCTGTGAGTAACCGGGCGCGCGCGCAGCACCAGCGGTGGCAGGAAGCGAACCGTAAGTGGATCGAGGACACGCGCCGCATCCAGGCCGTCAACGCCGACCGCATGAAGCGTGGTCAGGCACCCCTGCCGCTGCCGCCGAAACCCGAGCCTGTGCAGTAATCCAAGGGCGTCCGGAGGGGGCCATAATCCCGTCCATGCAGTGGCCACATCAATCACAGGTGAGGTCGTTTTACGGCGACCCGGACCCTGATCGCGATGGCTTCCCGAACCGTACCTGGGAAGACCAGAACCTTGTCCTGTTGACCCCGCCGTACCGCATGGTGCTGGCGTGGGATCCGGATGTCCGTGTGCGGAAGATCCGTGTGCACCGCAAATGCGAGGACTCGCTGTTTAGTATCCTGACGAACATCGCGGCGCACTTTGGCAGCGAGCAGGACATCGAGGCGAACGGGATGCACCTGTTCGGCGGCTGCTACAATTTCCGCACCGTGCGTGGGGGCACATCGCTGTCGATGCACTCCTATGCGTGCGCGATCGACCTGGACCCGGTGCGCAACCCGTTGGGCAAGGCCTACAACGAGAAGCAGGGGATGATGCCGATGGCTGTCGTGAAGATATTCGAGGCTGAAGGATGGACATGGGGTGGCAAGTGGAAGCGGGCGGACTGCCAGCACTTCCAGGCGGCGAACGTCTGATGTTGCGCGAGATCGTCGAGATCGGCGTCGTGCTGGGCCTCGCCATCGGCGGCGTGGCTGTCGCGATCTATAACCATGAGGTGAAGACGCTCACGCCGAACATCGTGCACGTCGTCCCTGTGCCGGTCGAGACACCGGTGCCACCACCCCCACCGCCGCCGGCGACCGTTGTCGAGGTCGAGGCCGGATCCGCTGAGGTCGTCAGCGAAGAGGGCGAGACAGTTCTCCAGAAACCACCACGCAGCCCGCAGGACATCGTGATCCCGCCGCCGCGCTCCATACAGGCCATCGACAAGATCGAAGACCGACTGCTTCACATCCAGCAACGCATTGACCGCATCGAGAAGAAAGCCATTGAGGTCGACAGGAAATGAACTGGAACAACATCGTAGGCCCGGCGACCTTTGTGTACCTGCTGTCGATCACCGTCGGCGGCGTGTGGTGGGCGAGTGACCTGTCGGCCCGGATGATGTCGCAGGAGCGCGTGCAGCGTGAGGCGGCGGATACGGCAGGCCGGCTGGTCCGCCTGGAGACGCTGGTCGGGCGGATCGATGACCAGCTGGGACGCATCGAGAGGAAGCTGGATGACAGACGCTGAGGACAAGGAAGCGGGCATCACCATCTTGCACTACGGCATGTTGGCCGCGGTCGTGGTCAACCTGATCCTGAGTGCGCTGCTGCTGTTCGCGGTGCGCAGCAACCAGAAGATCGCCATCACGGCGGAAGCCTTCGCGCGCATCGCTGCCGAGGACTGGGTGACGGACGAGGAACTCAAGAAGATGCTCGACCTGCGCGACGAGCGGATTGACGAACTGAACAAGCGCATCGAGGCAATGGAGCCTGAGTCTTAACCTGAAAGGAAACGACATGAACATCGGTAGCGGACTGAGTTACCTCATTGGGCTTCTGGACTTTGCGCCGGGGCTGAAGACGAAACTGGGGGCGGTGGCCGCTTTCGCGCTGGCTGTGATCGCTGCCTGGAACAGCGCCGCCCCGCAGCTGGGTGTGGATTTCGTGATCCAGGTGCCCGAGTTTGTCAACGCGGTGGTGCTGGCCCTGCTCGGCGTGGGGGCTGCGAACGCCCAGAAGCGTCTGACCAAATGACCCGCATCATCGCAACCCTGTGCATGGTGGTGACCCTCACCGCCTGCACAACGCTGGCCGACAACGATGTCCGGCGCAAGGCCAAGGTGGCTCTGGCCGCATACGAGGCCACGCAGCAGGCGATGCTGATCTACGGGCATCTACCCCCCTGCGACCCCGTCTCGGGCGTCCTGCGCTTCTGCAGGAACGCTGTGATATGGAGCAAGGTCAAAGCGGCGGACAAGATCGCGGTGATCGCCATCAACCAGGCGGCACCCGTGCTGCAGGGGGAGGCCATTGACGCCGGCCAGATCATCGGCGCCCTGACCGCCATCGAGAACGTCAAGAACGTCTTGCGCGAGGCGCAGGAGAACCTGAACAAGGGGAGCCTGACATGACCGCAGCCTTGCTGGCGACCATCCTGCGCGAACTCCTGGTCAACCTGCCGACCTACGTGCAGACGGCAAGCGATCTCATCCGGTTCATCGACGGCGCCTACGACACGTTGAGCGATGCGATCGGGGACCGGGAGGTGACGCCGGAAGAGATAAAAGAAATCGTCGCGCGCATCACCGCCAACTCGGCTGAGATACAGTCGATCCCCTGACAGACCACGCTTTGTGGACAGGCTGTCAGAGGCGTGAATAAGAGGTACACGGTTGGACGTGTGCCTTATTTTTCAATGGGTTAACGCTGACAAATTATCAGAGTTCAGTCTGACACGCATTTGGAATCGTATAATCAATTCAATGGCTTAGGGTGGGTGTCAGACTATTTGCTGACAGCGTGTCAAACCTTGGTTGCAGACTTGTTCCGGTAGGCTTCCAACTTGATCGCGCCCTGGCTCGCCACGACCGGATCCCGGTAGCGGTAATTCTCCAGGATCATGATCACGCTCGACAGCTTGTGACCGGTGCGGGTCGCAATCTCTGCCGGCGTCAGGCCTGCCTGCTCCATGTAGATCACGCAGGAGTGGCGCAGTTCCATTTCCCAGAGGTCGTGGAAGCCACAGGCCTTGGCCACGGCGCGGAACTGGGGAACGTAGACCTTCGGGTCGACAGCCTGCCCGTTGGCGTCAGCAACCAGCATGAAGCGGTCGGAGGGCAGGGCGTCGAGGGCCTCGCGCGTCTCGCGCAGGAAGGGGCGGATGGTCACCTCCTGGTCGGTCTTCGACTGCCGGAAGTGGAACACGCCGTCGCGATAGTCCCGCGGCTTCTGCAGGGCGAGGATGTCACCCTGCCGCTGGCCGAGGTCGAAGTGCAGGAGCGTGCCGAGCGCGACGTGGGGGAGTCCCATCTCGCGGGCCTTGGCGACGATCGTCAGCAGCTGCTCGACGTTGACCACGCGGATCGGCTTCAGCCGGCGGGCGCGCTTCAGGCCGAGGCGGCGGGCCGGGTTGTCGGCGATCACACCGGTGCGGCGCCCGTACTCCAGCACGATGGCCAAGTACGTGGCGACGTGGTCCCGCAGCGACTTGCGGGATTCGAAGCGGGCAAGGAACTCGAGGATCTTCTGCGGCGTGAGGCCGGCGACGGGCGGGTTGTTCTTCTCGCGCGACCACTTGATCACGTACTTGCTGAGTTGCGTGTACGACCGCTTGGACTTGTCGCGCAGCTGGGCGAAGTACTCGGACTGCTCGTACTGCTTGATCAGCCACGGCATGGAGCCACGCTGGGCGACGGTGATGATGCCGTTGCGCAGGTAGTTGAGTTCGGCGTTGAGTTCGGCGGCGCGCTCGAGCATGTCGATGGGGTCATCGGGCAGGCGGATGACGCCGACGGGCCAGGTCTGTGTTTCGGTCTTGACGCGCAGGCGGGCGGGAACCTGCCAGTAGTAGACAGTCCCTTGCGGGCGTGCGCGCGCGACGACGTAGCGGGGCAGTTGCATGATGGGGTCCTCCAGAGACAGTGGGAAATTTATTCCCACTCTTGGAGTCTGTCAACACCCCCACCTTTCAGCCAGGGTAGCGATGGAATAGGGGCGGTCGCTCATAGCGCGTCGGCCTCTTCGACCGTCAATTTCTCAGGCAGCCCGCAATAGACAACCTCGATCCGCTCAATTGCCTGCCATGACGGGCCGCGCTCAACAATTTCGTGAAGGTCTTCGATCTCCATGAAGTTGTGCTCCACGTCGAGCACTCCGTTCTTCTCTGTGCGGAAATAGATCGTTGCTTTCCAGCGATATGGCTCACTCATCCTTCACCTTCCTTGTCAGCCTCTGCGCGGCGGTCAGTCATTTCTTGGCTCTCATTTCTGCGCGCAGGCGCACCGCCGCCCGGTACAAGCTGCTGTCGTCTGAATATTCATCGTCGTTCTCATGCAGCCAGTCCGCGACGGCAGTGATGGCCGCGTCAGCCCCGTTGCCCTCGCTCACAATTGACGCAAGGATTGCCTGCGCGACTTTCTGTCTTAGGTCAGTCATACGTGATTTTCCTCGCAGAAGTGGTTCCAGCAACTCTCACAGATAATCTTGCCCGTTGTTTCGAACGCCTCGACCACGTGCGAATACTGGTCAAACCAGTCTTCGCAATGCTGGCACAGCGTTTCATTGTATGGGCGGGCAAGCAGGTCAAAAGCATCAAGCTTGTCGGTGTCTGGCTCGCTCACTTCCCTTCCTCCCCTGCCGCAGCGCGAATGGCGGCTGCGATGGCGCGCTTCATGTCAATCATGTCGTCAGGGTCCTTGACGTAGTACGGCTCGTAAATTTTCACACCGGCAATCGCCATTTCATCTGTAACATTGGACGCGAGCCAGTGAAGCACGGCTTTCATTGCGCCGGTCTGGTCAAACCCGCTCAAGTCTGAACAAGGTTCCAACTTTCGCGTGTACTCACAAGCCATCCCTAAGAGTGTTTGGTTCGTCATTTCGTGCCCTCCAGTTTGTTGTCGTATGCGTCGAGCATACCCTTCACGATGTCGGTCATTGCTTGTCCTCTAGGGCCACGATGGCGATTAATGCGCAATGCCGTCCGTCACGCTCGCCCTCGGCAATTTGCTTCAGGGCTGCTCTCAACTTCTCCACG